CGGGCGCATCCACGGTAACGTCAATACCCACGGCACTTACTCTGGGAGATGCTCGCACTCGAAACCAAACCTAGCCCAGATACCCGCCACCCGCGCCCCTTATGGCGGCGAGTGCCGTGAGTTATTCAAGGCACCTGACGGAAAGGTTCTTGTGGGAGCTGATGCTTCTGGAATCGAGCTGCGAGTCTTGGCGCACTACTTAGCCCAGTGGGACAAAGGTAGCTACGCTAAAACCATTGTTGACGGAGACATCCACACCGCCAACCAAGAAGCAGCGGGGCTGAGCACACGTGACGAAAGTAAAAAATTCATCTACATGTGGTTGTATGGTGCTGGTAATAAGGCACTTGGGGAGATTGTCGATGGAGGCGAGCGCGAGGGGAAGGCTCTGAAGGAGCAGTTCCTCCGTAAGATACCCGCTGTGAGGACGCTCATGGAGACCGTGGAGCGCAAGGTAACCAACAGCGGAACGCTGACTGGGCTGGACGGACGCATACTCCCAGCTCGCAAAGCGTTCTCAGCTCTTAACCTACTGTGTCAGTCAGCAGCTGCGGTCATTATGAAGCAAGCTCTCAACGAGTTTGTTAAGGTAGCTGACGGCTATGAGATGCACTGCAATGTCCATGACGAGGTTCAGTTCTCCTGTGACCCTGACCGTGCTGATGAGCTTGGTCAGTTGTTTGTGGACAGCATTAAGAAGGCTGGAGAAACGCTAGGAGTCCGCTGCCCTCTTGACGGGGAATACAGCGTGGGAGCTAACTGGAAGGAGACACACTAATGGAAGACACACTACTAGTTGTTGACGGAGATATGCTGGCCTATAGGGCGGCGTTCGCCAGTGAGTATGAGACTAAGTGGGACGACGACCACTGGACCCTCATGTCCTCTGAGACTGAGATGAAGTCAGAGGTGGACAGGTTCTTCGACAACCTGAGCAAGACGCTAAGGTCAGACAACATCCTACCAGTATTCTCTCCAAGGGAGAATTTTCGTTTAGAATTGTTCCCTGAGTATAAAGCTAACCGAAGAGACAAGCGAAAGCCCTTAGGTCTTCGGTGGTTGGTGGAGTGGATACAATGCACATACAGTGGGGTCACCGCTGAGAACATGGAAGCGGACGACCTAATAGGAATCCTATGCACCAGAAACCCTACAAATACGGTAGCGGTTTCTGGGGACAAGGACTTCGGGACTCTCCCTATTGCTTGGTATAACCCCCTGAAGGACACCAAGAAGATGAGCAGCCCTCAAGACGCTGCTGACTTCCACCTAGTCCAGACATTAGCCGGGGACTCCGCTGACGGTTACATGGGCGTCAAGGGCATCGGAGAGGTGACGGCTAGGAAGCTCATGGACAAGAAGGGTTACACATGGGAGACCGTGGTTGGAGCCTATGAGAAAGCAGGGATGACCGAGGACGATGCTCTGTTAACCGCCCGTTTAGCCTATATTCTTCACGACAAAGACTATAACGAGAAGACAAAGGAGATTACCCTCTGGACCCCTCAGAAATAAGACAAGGCATATATGACACAGGAAAACATTTTCCCGCTTCTTACAAAAGAATTACTTGAGTCTTTAGAGGAAAGATTCCCACAGCAAGACTTTGGCCCCGGAGTTGATATACGAGAGTTAGACTACCATTATGGGCAGAGGTCTGTTATACGGTTTCTCTTACTCAAATTTGAGGAGCAAGTAGAGAACTCATTAACATCAATCCCTGATACCTAAAATGTGCTTAGGAGGACCAGATATCCCACCCCCACGCCCTTCACCGCCACCCGCTCCCCCGGCGATGCCACGTGTAGGCGCTATACAGCAGCCTACCCAGAACCAACGTCGTAGGACTAACAGACAAGGCGGTAACCGCGCTCTCGTAATCAACAGAACAACCCCTAGAACGGGAGCACAAGGAGCGGGCGCTAGAACTATTTAACCAAAAAAATTATGGAAGGAATATCCGCATATAAGATAGGAGGCTCAGGGCCATACACTTTAGACTGGCACGGAGGAACTGGTATGTTTTCTGTAGTCGGAGGAAGCTCTGGCTTTCAGGCTACAAACGTAGTTCTTCAACACGATGTGAGCGGAGATGGGCAAGCAGCTGAGTGGAAAAGTCTAGGTTCTGACGCTGAATTTACAGCTGACGGCCAAACCTTGTTTACTACTTCTGCGAACTCGATTCGCGTAGTCTTCACGGGAGCTGGCTCAGAAGAATACCACATCGTTGTTCGGCCTATTTACGAGAAAAAAGCCCTGTAGAGTATGCCTATAACCACTGGCCTTACCTCTTCGTTGACCCGTGGGTTGACGCAGGACCTCTTCAAGACGCCTCCCTCTACTTCGGTAACGCCTTTGCTTGACGTAGACAGCATGGCTACAGCCGCTGCTGGGTATAGCGTCAGGAAGCTAAGGGCGGCTTATTCTGGTAATGCCTTGAAAGTTAGAAGAGCGTCTGACAGCGACGAAGCTGATGTAGCTTTCGACGCTACTGGTCAGGTATCTTCTACGTCAGCTATTACTGTTACGTCTGGAGACTACAGCGGCACTATGACTTTGGGTGACTTTTTGTCTGGAACTGAAGGGCTGGTAACTACGTGGTATGACCAAGTGGGTTCTTATGACGCTACTAATTCAACAGCCGCAAAGCAGCCTTATTTGAGTACGGGAGGGAGTTCGACTATAGGCTCTTCTGTGGAGATTCGGTTTGATAACTCATACAACCAATATCTTGATAACGCCTTTACACATAGTAACTCAGACGACACCAGAACTCAGCTCGCGGTAGTTCAAGTAAACTCTTCTGTTCACGCTACAGATTACTACGGCCTCATTGGTACCCGTTATTACCAAGCTTACGGAACGGAACTTTATTACCGTAATGGTTATTATACGTGGAGTATCGGGCAAGCTTCAGATAACTCTTATCAGGAACAGACCTCTTCTAATGGGGCTAGAGCAGGTCAGAAAGACATTGTCATAGCTTCATACGAACCAAGTCTGTCAACGAACGAGCAAAAGATTCGTGTAAACCAGACGTTGACTCAGACCAACTGCACTAAAGATGTAAACGATTACGGATACGGTCCTCTTCAAATTGGGCGTAGATGGGCTTACCAGTCTGACGGCGCTACTGACAGAACCTTCTACGGTAATGTTTACGAAGTTGTTATCTGGGCTACAGCCCTGTCGTCTACTGACGCAGCTGCCGCTGAGACCAACACAATGTCACAATTCAGTATAGCCTCCTTGTAAAATGGTTAGGTTTATTAAATATCGAGCAAAGAACACCGCTGAAAAGCGCAGCAAGGAAATATGGGAACAAATGCTGGGCGCTCCGGTTTCTGCAACCGCAACCACTAAATATTTTTACGACTTTGTAGCGTCCTCCAAAAGCTTCGGAGGGTCTTATCTACTTATACACGACGACGGTGCTTTACTAAACGAGGACGAAAAAACGAACCTCGATGAAGAAGAGTGGAGCCAAGAAGACTTTGATGCTTGGCTACTTAAATATGGACCAGTCGATTCTCAAAATTAAATGAACCCTACATCGGCAGAATCTCAATACATCTCTCTTGAAGGGGGTAGGAGAACTTTTTTAGACAGAGCAAGGGAGGCTTCAAAACTGACTCTTCCTTACTTAATGCCTGAAGAGGGTCACAATTCTCACTCACGCCTTAATACACCCTTTCAGGGCATTGGAGCAAGAGGAGTCAACAATTTAGCTTCAAAGTTACTACTAGCCTTACTGGCTCCTAATGCCCCATTCTTTCGTCTTAACTTTGACGAAAACATCCTCAGGCAAGAAGGTGCTACTGAAGAAATGCTTAGCGAGATGGAGTCCGCTCTACAACAAGTAGAGGAATCCGTAATGGAGGAGGTTAGCAGACAGTCCTATAGAGTAGGAGTCCATGAAGCTCTTAAGCACCTCGTAGTTACAGGTAACTCTCTTCTTTATTTACCAGAAGAAGGAGGACTTAGAGTCTTCCATCTAGACCGCTTTGTTGTTCAGAGGGACCCAATGGGTAACCCTGTTAAAATAATTACTAAAGAAACTCTAGCTTACGCTACGCTAAGCGATGAGTTAAAAGCCGCTGCTGGTTACACTGAATCAGATTCACCGGATAAAGACTGCGAGCTGTTTACTTCTGTTTGTCTTTACGGGGACGAATGGGTTGTCCATCAGGAAATCAAAGGGACTATTGTCCCCGGCTCTGAAGGCACCTTTAAGAAAGATAGAATGCCTTACATCCCCCTTAGGTTTTCCAAGATTGATGGCGAGGACTACGGAAGGGGATATGTGGAAGAGTATATGGGAGACCTCATCAGTCTTGAGAAACTCACTCAAGCTATTGTTGAAGGTTCTGCCGCTGCTGCAAAAGTGTTGTTCTTGGTTAATCCTAACGGAACCACCAGAGCAAAGACGTTGGCTGAAAGTCCTAACGGGGCCATTACTCAAGGTAATGCAGCTGATGTCTCTGTTCTTCAGTTGGACAAGTTTAACGATTTCCGCATCGCTTCCGACACAATCAGCGCTATTAAGGACCGCCTAGGTCATGCCTTTCTTCTTACGTCAGGCGTAGTGCGTAACGCTGAGCGTGTTACCGCTGAAGAAATCAGGATGCTCACTATGGAGCTTGAGTCTTCTTTGGGTGGTCTTTATTCGCTTCTTAGTAATGAGCTACAGCTTCCTATGGTTCTTCGCGTCATGGACGTAATGGGCCGTAAGAAACAGCTACCTAAGCTACCAAAAGACCTAGTGAAACCTGTAATAATTACAGGCATTGAAGCTCTAGGGCGCGGAAACGACCTACAAAAACTAGACCTGTTTTTAGCTGGGGCCGCTCAAGTAGTAGGGCCAGAAGCTATTGGGCAGCACGTTAACGTAGAGGAATATTTTAAGCGGAGAGCTACTAGTCTTGGCATCAAGACCCAAGGGCTCATTAAGACACAAGAACAAATACAACAAGAAATGCAACAAGCGCAAATGATGGCTATGGCGGAAAAAGCAGCTCCTCAAGGGGCGGCAGCTATAGGCAACTTGGCGCGTGATGCTATGGCTCCTACTCCAGAAGAAGAAGGAGCCCCAGTAGCAGAGGAGTAATCCAATGGCAGATAAATACGAAATAAACGACACCACCCCAACAGAGAATATCACTCTTGAAGAAGAAGCCTCAGCAATCCCAGACGAAGCATCGCAAGGTGAACGCCCGGAATGGCTACCTGAAAAATTCAATTCACCTGAAGACTTGGCAAGAGCCTATAGCAGTCTTGAGTCAAAACTTGGTTCAGCTGAGGATACTGGCAAGACAGAAGACCTCCCACCAACGGAAGCTCCTACTGAAAGCCAAGTGGGGCAAACCGAAGCAATCCAATCCGCTTCCGCTGAATGGCAGGAAAAAGGCGAGCTGAGTAACACGACTTACGAAGCTTTATCTAAAGCAGGGTTGAGTCGTGAGTTGGTTGATTCTTATATCGAGGGGCAAAACGCTTTGATTACCGCAGAAGAAGAATCCCTTATGGCGGTAGCTGGCGGTAAGGAAGCTTACAGCGCTATGGCCGAGTGGGCTTCTGAAGAGCTTTCTGAAACTCAGCTTGAGGCTTATAACAAAGCGATTGAGTCAGGCTCAAATGAGCAAGCACAGCTTGCCGTTGACTGGCTTAAGTCTAAGCACAGCGAAGCTAACGGGGTAAATCCTTCTCTTATGCAGGGAAAAACCCAAGGACCTAGTTCACTGCCCTTTGAAAGTAGAGCACAAGTCCTAGCGGCTATGGCTGAAAGAGACGCCACTGGTAAAAAGAAATACGAAGTTGACCCCGCTTACCGAAAAGAAGTGGAGCGAAGGCTAGCAATATCTAACGTGTAGAATAATGACTGACTTAATTACATGGCTCAGCGATAACAGAGGTGAAGTCATCGGCATCCTTACGGGTATCGTGACTGTCGCCAGTCTAGTAGCCACAATGACCCCCAACGAAAGCGACAACAAGTGGGTTGCTCGCGCATCTAAAGTGGTGAGCTGGCTCGCCCTGAACATCGGAAAGGCTAAGAGCAAATGAGTGGTTATTCTAGACTAGCAATTAGACGCCCTAAAAAAGGTAAGAAGAAAAAGAAGTAATGGTTAAACTGGTTGTCAGTTTATTGATTCAATTCCCTAAGCTGGCCGATTTGTTTTTCAAGGTCAGGGATGAATACTTTAAGGCGTATAAAGCTCGCCGCCATAAGCGCAACGATAAGTTTATCAATCGTTGGGTGCACGACGACGATTAAGAAGAGTGAAATTCCGGGCTTTATTCAAAAGTTGGAACAGCATTCTTTCTCTCCTGAAGAAAAAGAAACAATCGCTGAAATCCTCCGATACGCCAACGACCTTGAGTCCCGGTGATATTGTCGGTATTTGTATTGGGCATTCTAGACCTAACGACGCAGGAGCGCTCAGCGTGACTGGGGTAAATGAATGGCTTTACAACGTGCGCTTAGGGGCGCTCTTGAAAAAGCACCTGTATGACGAGGGTATTTCGTCTATTTTGTATGACGAGTACGAAGGAAGCAGCTACGGAAGCGCCATGCGCTGGGTAGCGCACAAGATGGCAGAGGACAAAGTAACTGTGGCTATAGAGCTGCACTTTAACTCAGCGTCCCCTACAGCATCAGGGTGCGAGATGCTTTACTACCACAACTCAACACAAGGAAAACGACTAGCTACAATGCTTCAGAGAGAAGTTATTGTGGAATACAACACGAAGAATAGGGGCATTAAGCCCATGCAAAGATTTTCGCGGGGTGGAGGCTTCTTGGTTAAGACCAAGTGCCCTGCCGTAATATGCGAGCCTTTCTTTGGCTCTAATGAACGAGAGTGGAGAATGTTCTCTACCTCCCGCAGCCTCCTAGCGCGAGTATACGCTAGAGGTATAAAGAATTTCCTGTCGAAAAGTAACGGATTAGTAGCCTGAGCGCCCGTAAGGATAACGCTTTAGAGCAAACGACGCGAAAAGAACGACTTGAAACGGTAAATTAACTTAACTCTTAACCTAGAAAGATAAAATATTATGGCTAATGGCCTTATTGTACCATCTCGCATTGGACAGGTAGAAGCCGCCGGTGACGCAGATGCCCTCTTCCTAAAGGTTTTCGCTAATGAGGTTCTGACTTCTTTTGAGGAGTCGAATGTTATGAAAAACCTTCACACTGTTCGGACTATTTCGAGCGGTAAGTCGGCGCAGTTCCCCGTTATCGGGAAAGCAACTGCGAAATACCATACACCCGGTCAGGATGTGTTTGAACAAGGTGATGGAGCTACCTATCCATCCGTAATTCAACACAATGAGCGTGTGATTACTATTGACGATGTTCTCATCGCGGCGACTTCTATCGCCAATATCGACGAACTCAAGAACCACTATGACGTACGCTCGACGTATGCTACGGAACTTGGTCGTGCGCTCTCTAGGCGCTTCGATATTGCTACCATGAAGACGCTTGTTGGTGCTGCTAACAGCAACCATGAGAATATTTCTGGTGTAACTGGTACTGGCATTAACATTGATGCGTCTGATAACAGCCTTAACACGGCAACCGCAGATGGTCTTATCGACACCTTTACGCTTATCGCGCAAAAGATGGACGAGAACGACATCCCATCGGAAGACCGCTTCGTTATTGTCACCCC